ATGGCTGGCGCACAACGATACCTTTTGAACCGATCCGGCAGATTCTTCGCGCGGCTGGTGGTGCCGAAAGACCTTCGACCCATCGTCGGCAAGACCGAACTGCGGGCACCCCTCGGGCCGGATCGCAGAACCGCAATGAAGCTATTGCCGGGCGCGGTGGCGCAGCTACAGCACCAGATCGCCCAGGCGGAACGAAGGGCAACACCAGCTAACAGCACTGCCGCCCCAGCGCGCTATCCGCTGGCCCCGGATCAGATCGCGCTATCGCACTACCAGCAACGGATCGCCTTTGATGAGCAACTGCGGAATGACTCGCGTTATGCCAACTTCGGATATGTGGATGATCTATATGTCGCGGAACTGCGCGCCGGCATCGCGGGACGCCTCGACGACACCCGCCTGCAAGCGCTGATCGGTGAGCATGTCGAACGCTTCCGCCGCCTTGGTAATTTAGACGCTGCGCCCGGCTCGGATGAATGGCGCGGGATCGCCCGTGCGATTTGCGCTGCCGAGTTGGAGGCGCTGGCGCGCATGGTGGAGCGCGACGAGGGCGACTTTACGGGCCAGCCCTCTACGCCCCTGCTGGTCAACGCCAAGCCGCCCGAGGACGAATCAGAGCCGGTGAGCCTTGCGAAGCTCTGGAATGACTATGTGAAAGCCCGCACCATCGCGGGCTTTATGAAGGACGGCGGGCGGCGGCAACGCCCGGTGATCGAGAGCTTGCGAAAATTCCTCGGACATAGCGATGCCCGCAAGGTAACGCGCAAAGACCTTATGTCATGGCGCGACGACCTCTTGAACAGGATCAGCGCAAAGACCGTTGCGGGCATCTATCTTTCGACTATTCGGACCCTATGGGCTTGGGCTGTCGAGAACGACCGCCTGTCCGAGAATGTTGCCGAGAACGTCAAGCAGGCGAAGCCCAAGCGCCAGCGCAGCCGCGATCCGGGGTATTCGGACAAAGAGGCGCTGGCGATCTTGAACGCATCGCGCGTTTATCAGCCGACACCCGATCCGTTCGGCCATATCCGCGAACATGCAACCACCATCGCGGCTAAGCGATGGGCACCCATTTTGTGCGCGTTTAGTGGCGCGAGGATTAGCGAAATCCTGCAACTGCGGAAGGCCGATGTTTTCCAAGAGGGCGACCGCTGGGTGATGCGGATAAGCCCCGATGCCGGCACGGTGAAGGCGGGTGACTTCCGAGATGTGCCCATTCATCAGCAGATTTTGGCCTTGGGTTTCCTCGACCATGTGAAGGCTGCCAAGGATGGCCCGCTATTCAATTCCTCGACCGATCCGGCGAAATCGGCCCGTTCGGCACAACGGCAATCCGAGCGCCTAGCGGCTTGGCTCCATGAGCAAGAGCTTGTCCCCGAGGGGCTGCAACCCAACCACGCTTGGCGGCACCGGCTGAAAACCCAAGCGCGTGATCTTGGGCTTGATATGCGGATTGTGAACGCCATTCAGGGGCATTCGGATAAGGATATGTCGGATGGGTATGGGACTGTCAGTCTCACCGCCAAGGCTCGCGTGATCGACGCATTGCCGGACTATAACTTGAAATGAGATAATGGCGCACTTGCAATAACTAAAATTTATGATACGTTATAACGTATCAAGTTTGCGAGTGTCACGTTGTCGAGTATTACCAAGCGCCTTGCCCGCGAGACCGGGCAAGGCGTCACCGAACAAAAAGCCTTCACCCTGACCAGCCCCGAGGCGCGCAGCCTGTTTGCGGATATGCCGGTGCGATCCGGCGTTACCGTCACCAGCGCCACCGCCCTGCGCGTTCCTGCCGTTGCTGCTGCTGTCGGGCTTATCTCGGAAGCCTGCGGAAATCTGCCGTTCAAGCTGCATGACCGCGACACGCGCAAGGCGCAGAAGGATCATGCCGCTTATGAACTGATCCACGGCGAGGCGAACCCATGGACCAGCGCCGAGGAGCTGCGCGAACAGCTTACCCGCGATGCGCTGCTAACCGGCCATGGCTTTGCGCAGGTGGTGCGCAACGGCATCGGCCAGCCCCTCGAACTGCACCGGATGGACCCCGGCGCGGTATCGGTCGAAACCGACGATTACGGCGAACCCTCTTACCGCATCCGCCTGAAAGGTGGCGGCGATACCGTGCTGCCCTATACCGAGGTGCTGCATATCAGCACCTTGGACGGCGTTTCCCCGATCACCCATGCCAAGGAAGCCATCGGCCTTGCGCTGGCAGCGGAACAGCACCTTGCGGATTGGTTTGGCAACGCTGGCCGTCCCTCGGGCTATCTCTCGACCGAGCAAGACCTAAAACCCGAGGCATCCACCAAGATCGTCACCGGCTGGGCGCAGGTCAAAGCCGGCTCTGCCGCGATCCTTGAAGGCGGCATGAAGTATTATCCGCTCGCCACCACCAACACGGATGCGGAATTTTACAATAACCGGATTGAGCAAATCCGCGAGATTGCCCGCGCCTTCCGCATCCCGCCGACCATGCTTTTTGAACTGTCGCGCGGAACTTGGTCCAATACGGAACAGATGGGCCAGCAATTCCTGACCCTGACCCTGCGCCCGTGGCTGAAACGCTGGGCATCCGCTTATGCCCGCGTCCTGCTGCCCCCCGAGGATCGCAAGGCCCTGTATATCGAGGCCGAAACCAAAGACCTGCTGGCGGTGGACTTCGCGGTGCAGGCCACCGCCTATTCGCAATACGTCGCCATGCGCGCCATGGCCCCGAATGAGGTCCGCGCCGGCCTGAATCTGCCGCCCATGGAAGGCGGCGATGAGCTTGCCAATCCCTTCACCACATCGGGCGGCACAACCGTCCGGGCACCCCAAACCGATGAGACGGAAGAATGAAGCCTGACCAAAAGAAAGCGTTCCTCGAACTGCTGACCGAGGACAAGGATACCTTTGACCGCGTTATCAGCCTTGTTCGCTCCAAGGTGATCGCGCCGCGTGAGGTCCGCGCCCTGTTCAATCTGGACGGTGACGCATGATCGCCGCAACCGCTTTCTTTGGCGACAAGGAGCGCCTTTTCACCCTATCCGACGACATGGTGACGGAACTGGAAGCCAAGACCGAAACCGGCATTGGCGTCCTGTATCAGCGCCTCTTGGGCCACGCCTTCAAGCTGGCCGATCTGTCCGAGGTTATCCGCCTTGGCCTGATCGGCGGCGGCACCAGCCCCGAGGAAGCCGACCGGCTGGTCGGCACCTACGCCCGCAATCGCCCGGTTGCCGAGGTGCTACCGCTCGCCACCGTCATCCTGGCCGCCCGCTGGCTGGGTGCTGATGAGGTGCAGGCGGATGGCTGATCGGATCACCGTCACGATTGATGCCGACCGGCTGGTGAAAGACGCCATCGCCATGTGCGGTGACGATCTGGACGCCATCGCCGCCTTTATTGCTGCCGAGATTCCTAATCGTATGCAGGTGATCGAAAATGACTGACCGGATCGAGGTAAAGGCCCAGCTTACCGCCACCGAGGCCGGCGAGATTACCGGGATCGCGTGGCCGTTTGGCACCCCGGATCGCGTTGGCGACGTGATCGAGAAAGGCGCATTCGACCAGCCCGAGGCGCTGCCTATGCTGTTCGCCCATGACCAAGGGCAGGTTATCGGTGTTTGGGATTCCATCACCGAGACGCCCGAGGGCTTGAACGTCAAGGGCCGGTTGCTGGTGGATGATGTGGAGCGCGCCCGCGAGGTCCGCGCCATGATCCGGGCCGGTGCCGTCTCTGGCCTGTCCATTGGTTTTGTTACCAAGAACGCCACCCGCCACGCCAAGGGCCGCACTATCAAGGCTCTGGCCCTGCACGAAATTTCAGTTGTCGCGGTCCCGTGCCACCCGGACGCGCGCATTCAGTCTGTCAAAGGTGGCACCCCGCATCCCGTTAATGAGGAAATCGTTATGGATAACGAAGAACAGGCCCAAGAGGTCAAAGCGCAAACCCCGGCCAACGATGCCGCCCAGATCGACACCAAGGCGCTGAATGCCGTGCTGTCGCGGCTGGACAAGCTGGAAGCCAAGGCGAACCGCCCCGGCGCACCGGCCATCGCCACCGGCAAAGCCGATACCGAGAAAAAGGCTTTCGTGGACTTCATCCGCACGGGTGATGCCTCGGAACTGAAAGCTCTTGCCGTCAGCGCGCCCTCGACCGGCGGCATTCTGGCCCCGGACTCGACCAGCACCACCATTCTGGAAAAGGTGGTGGAGATGTCGCCGATCCGCCAGCTTGCGACCGTCATTCAGATGAGCGGCCCGTCGCTGAAGGTGCCCCGGCTGGTGGATAGCGTGGAGCCGCAAATCGTGGCCGAGACCGGCACCAAGCCCGACGACGAACCCAGCTTTGAAGAAATCACGCTGGAACCGTTCCTTGCCGGTGTCAGCGTTCCCATGACGCTTTCGCTGCTGGAAGATTCGCACGTCAACCTTGACGCATTCGTCACCGGCCATATTGCCAAGCAATTCGCGCTGAAGGAATCGCAATGGTTCGTCAACGGCGACGGCACCACCGCGCCGGAAGGCGTCATGTCGGCATCGGCGGGTATCGAGGAACTGGACGGCACCGCCGCGACCGTGCAGCCCAATGACCTTGTGCGCATGTTCTATGAACTGCCCCAGGAACATGCCGCCAACGGCGCATGGCTCATGAACCCGCAAACCATCGCCGCAATCCGTATGCTGGCGAACCAGACCGGCGATTATCTCTGGCAGGAAGGGCTTGCCAGCGGCCAGCCCGCCACGCTGCTGGGCCGCCCGGTCTATGCTTCGCGCGACATGCCCGAGGTTGCGCCGGATAGCACCCCGGTTCTGTTCGGTGACTTCGCTTTCGGCTACACGATTGCCGACCGCGTGGGGCTGGAACTGATCCGCGACGGCATCACGGGCGCAAAGACGGATATTTTCCGCATCACCGCCCGCCGCCGCGTGGGTGCGCGCGTCACCATGCCCTCGGCCTTCATCAAGCTGCGCACCGCCAGCTAATGCAAATTTGTCCCGCATATGAAACGACCCTGCGCCACGGCAACCAAGCCGTGACGCTAAGGGCGTCCCTGCGGGCTGCTGTCGCCTTGGACAACCTTCCGGGCGGCATCCCCGGCGCATGGGATTCCGTCATGCGCCAGACCTATACCGGAATCCGTGCGGTGTTGCTCGCCACCGCCACGGATCGGGCCGCAGCCGGTTTCCTGTTGACGGCTGCGGCCCAAGAGCCGCTTGCGCCTTTTCTCAGTCAGGCGCAGGCGGCTTGCCATGAACTGCTGGCGAACCTGCTGCCCGAACCCGAGGAAGCGCCCGCCACCAGCACCACCGCCAAGCCCATCACCCTGCGCGAGTATCTGACCGAGCTTTTCAAATTCGGGACTACGATTCTCGAATGGTCCCCGTCCGAGGTCTGGCAGGCTTCACCGGCAGAGATAGAGGCGATCCTGCGTGCCCGTCTCGAACGGCTGGAAGCCATGGAAGCCGCCAGCAATGCCGACCGCCAGCCCAAGCACCAGATGAGCCAAGACCAGCGCCAAGCTAACATAGAGGCCGGCCTTGATCCTGACTTTGACCGCCACGGGCTGCGCGCCCTGAAAGCCCGCCACGGTGCCTAAGCCGCCAAGGTTGTGCAGTTGCGGTGCCATCGTGCCGCATGGCGTTCTTTGTGCCTGCCAGCAAGCCCGCCAGCTTGAACGAAAGCGCCGATATGACCGCACCCGGCCGAACAGCCGCCAGCGCGGCTATACAAGGGAATGGGAGAAGGCACGAGCCGAGTTCCTGCGCCTTCATCCCTGCTGCGCGATGTGCGGTGCCGACGCGACCCTGGTTGATCACATCAAGCCGCATCGGGGCGACAAGGCGCTATTCTGGAACTGGAACAACTGGCAGGCGCTATGCACCCCTTGCCATAACCGCCACAAGCAACGCCAAGAACGCCAAGCCGATGTTTGAGTGCGGTCGTTTGCAAGAGCGCCTTACCACTTCCACTATCACCTCAACATTTCACTTGCCTTAATCCATAAATATCCATAGTGAAAAATGCCATGGCAATAGTATCGAGGCAACTGCGATGAAAATCAGGCCGATTGCAGAGATTAAAAGTGTGCCGGACTTTCTTGAGAATATTTTTAAACTGTCCCAAGAAGAAGGCATCAGGTGTTATCGCGGCGAGCTAAATTACGATTGGGACCTAAAGCCATCAGTTATGCGCGATTTAAAGCCGGATGCTGAGCAGAATATTATCCGCGAACTTCTCTTGGAGATGGATAACCAGTTTGATGGCGATCGATCTATGTTTAGAAAGCTTGTCCGAGCCCAGCACTATGGGCTTCCTACTCGCCTTTTAGATGTAAGCCTCAACCCCCTAGTGGCTCTATTTTTTGCATGTAATGGCGAGAAGCACATCGAAGATGATGGCGGTGTCATTATTTTAGACTTTAAAAGTGGCAGAATAAAATTTGCCGATAGTGACGCGGTCAGTATTCTTTGCAATATAGCAAACCTAACCGATGATCAGCGCAATAATATTAACAATCTTTTAGAAAAAGACTTAGGCAACAATCCTTGCGGTGCAGACGCTTTTTGCGATCACCCAGATGTTGATCGCCTGATACAGTTTATTAGAGTTGAAAAGCCTCACTTTCAGCCCAAAATAAAGCAAGTCGATCTTAAGAGATACTACTTTGTCCATCCTCATAAAAACAATGCTAGGCTTATTGCTCAATCCGGGGCGTTTGTTGTTGCCGGGCTGTTGAAGTATAAATATAACAGCAAAACGAAGAGCTTTATATTGAGAAAGATTAGAGTTCCAGCGGAGGCTAAGAAATCAATATTGAAGGACCTTGACTCTATCAACATTAACCACCGGACCTTGTTTCCTGAAATGGAAACGGCATCGAGATATATTAAAAGAAAATGGCTTAGAGAGAAGGTCGAGGATGCTGACCTCTATGATATTTTCAGTTGAATGCTCTTGGGGGGGGTAGGTCTGAACTTTCGCCCTATCTCGGGAACCGGCGGGGGGAGGCGCGCGCAAGACAGGCCGAATATAACTTTTCGTTATGATTGTGATGTGATAACGTAACCTCTAGTTATGAGTGTTGCGAGTGTCCAATGCCCCTGCCTTCCGCCCTTGTCCAGGCGCACCTGAACTTCCTGCCGGATGAAACCGCCGACGACGCGATCTTGACCCACTATGGCAATGTGGCCGAGGCGTGGGTTGCATCCTATACCGGCCTGCCTTTCGACGCTGAGAATCCGCTGATGCTGCAAGCCGCCCTGATGCTGGTGGCGCATCAGTATGAGGCCCGCGAGGCCGTCACCTTTGCCAGCGCATACCAGCTTCCTTTCGGCGTCACTGATCTGCTGTCCGGTATCAAGCGGCAGGTTGTCGGCTATGTGCCCGAGGTGGAGGACAGCACCAATGACTAAGCTGGTCACGGGTTCCGAGGAACTGGCGCGGAAGCTGGCGGCGATCAAGGATCACGTTGCCGCCGAACTGCGCGCCGAACTGGTGAAGGCCGGCCATGTCGTCGCGGATGATGCGCGTGCCCTTGCCGAATCCAGCCGGCGCACGGGCGATCTGATCGAGTCGATTCATGTCACCGGCCCCGGCGAGACGACCCCGCCCCATTCCACCGATGGCGGGCAGCGCACGGCAGGCCCGTTTGAGGTGCTGGTGACGGCGGGCGATACCGATGCCCGCCATGCGCATCTTGTCGAGGGCGGCACCGCGCCCCGGCTGCACAAGGACGGCACCACCACCGGCACCATGCCCGCTGCGCCGTTCTTCAATCCGGCGTGGCGTCTGAATCGCCGCCGCCTTGAACAGCACATCAACCGCGCCATGCGCAAAGCCTTCCGCGAGGCCAGCCAATGACGCCCGACATGGAACTGCAACGCGCGGTCAAGCTGGCGCTGGTCGCAGCGCCCGGCGTGGCTGCGCACGTCACGCCCGAGCGCATCCGGGCTGGCAATGCCCGGCCCGAGGACGCGCCGGTTATCATCATGGCCCCTGCGCAGGTGGATATTCTCGGACGCGCGTCGGGCGGGCAGGTGGTGGCCGATGTTTCCATGAAGCTGCATGTCTGGACCGCTGCCGATGCCTCGGACATTGCGCACCAGATCACCAGCGCGGCCATGCTGGCGCTGATGGATGCGCCCCGCGTGGATGGCGTGCAGGTGGATGAATGGGAGCGCCCGGCCATGACTTGGGTGCCAGATCCTGCGCCCGCACTATCCTTCGCCCATGCGGTGATTGCGTTGCGGGCAGTCCTGCGGTGGAGGGCTGGCTGATGCGCGCCGGGAAACTACAGCACCGCATTCAGATCGAGCGCGCGCATGTGCTGGTTGACGATTATGGCATCGGGCGGGAAAGCTGGCTGCCGATCCTGACCACGCGGGCCGAACTGAAAGAGGCCACTACCAGCGAATTTCTGACCGGCCCCGGCGAGATGGACAACCGCAAGGCCGTATTCCTGATCCGCTATCCGCTGGTGGAGATCACCACCGCCGACCGGCTGGTGATGGACGGCAAGGCTTACAATATCGTCGGGCTGGCCGAGATCGGGCGCAGGAAGGGCTTGGAAATCCGGGCGGTGGCGGCATGAGTCGGCACCTGCGCGGCGTGAAGCCTGCCCTTAGCCGTGATGCCGAGGCGCTGACCAAAGCCCCGCCTGCACCGGCCTATCTGTCTGCCCATGCCAAGGCCGAATGGCGGCGCGTCCTGCCGCTGCTGGTGGGACGGGGCGTCATCACCAAGGCCGATCTTACCGGCGTGGAAGCCTATTGCGTTGCTGCCGGTGCCGCCCGGCAGATCGGTGAGGCGATGGCGCTGGCCGGTGGCCTGCCCGATCTGCGGCTGGGCGGTCTGCAAATCCGCTACATGCAGACCGCCCGACAGTTTGCCGCCGAGTATGGCCTGACCCCGACCAGCCGCGCCCGCATGGGGGCTGGCGGTGATGGCGACGACGACACCAGCCCGAACCCCTTGGCGATCTGATGGCGCATAAATCCAGCTTCCCCGCATGGGTCTATGATAACAGCCCGATCCCTGACCCCCTCGGGCATGGCGAACGCGCGGTGCAATTCCTGCGCGCCCTGAGGCATATCAAAAGCACCGCACCGGGCCGCGCCTTCACCCTCTACCCGTGGCAGGAACGCATTATCCGGGCGATCTACGGGCCGCGCGATGCCGATGGCGACCGCATCGTCACGCGGGTTTTCTTCTACATTCCGCGCGGCAACCGCAAGACCACGCTATCGGCGGCGCTGGCGCTGCTGCACCTGATCGGCCCCGAAAAGGTGCCGGGCGGGGAAATCGTCTTTGCAGCCGGTGACAAGCGGCAGGCGTCCATTGCCTTCAAGGAAGCGCGCGAGATGGTCAGTCTTGATAGGCGGCTGGTGCGCGCGACCAAGGTTATCAACCAGCGCAATGCCGCGCGTGAGATTGAAAGTCTCATTCGCGGCTATGAGTCCAAGCTGGAAGTGGTTTCCTCGGATGGTTCACGCCAGAACGGCACGACGCCAAGTTTCGTCCTGGCGGATGAGATCCACGCTTGGCAGGAAGCGGCGGGCGCGGAAATGTGGGAGGTGCTGGAATCCGGTATCTCGAAAGGCCGCAATGGTCTGATGGTCACGGCGACCACCGCCGGGCGCGGTGCCACCGGCTTTGCCGCCGATCAATATGCCTATGCCCGCGCGGTGGCGACCGGGGAAATCTCGGACCCGTCCCTGCTGCCGATCATGTTCGAGATGCAGGAGGGCGACGACTGGACCGACGAAAAGGTCTGGCACCGCTGCAATCCCGGCCTTGCCGATGGTTTCCAAGACCTGAAAGACCTGCGCAACAAGGCGCGGCGGGCGCAGAGCCTGCCCGCCGCCGGTTATGCGTTCCAGCAATACCACCTGAACAAATGGCAGGGGAACAGCCGCGATCCGCTCTTTGATCTGGCGGCATATGACAAGCGCAAGCTGGACGACGACGAGGCCGACCTTGAACAGCTTCCGGCATATATCGGCGTGGACCTGTCGCAGACCGGCGACCTGTCATCCGTTTCCATCGCCTTCCGGCATGATGATGGGCAGATCACCTTGCGCAACCGCTGCTTTGTGCCTGCCGCCGATCTGAAGGCCAAGGGCGAGAAGGACCGCGCGCCATATCAGGAATGGGCCGATGCTGACCTGATCGACGTTTGCCCGGCTGGCATCATTGACGAAAAGCAGGTGGAGGACCATATCCGCGAGCTTTGCGGGCGCTATGACGTGCAAGAGATCGCGGTGGACCCGCACCTTGCCAACAAGCTGATGCAGAACCTTGCCGACGATGGTTTGCCGGTGTTCCAGCATCCGCAATCTGTCATGCAGATGAGCCGCGCCATTGGCGAACTGGTCAAGGCGGTGAATGGCGACCTGATCCGCCATGACGGTGACCCGGTGATGCGCAGCCATTTTGATAACGTGGCCGTTTCCACGAACCCGCAATCCGGGCTGGTGCGGATGCACAAACAGCGCAGCAATGGCCGCATTGACGCTGCCGTAGCCTCGGCCATGGCCGTGAGCCGGGCGCGCATCGCCCAAGAGCAAGGCGGGCTTTACGCCCGCGACTATATTCTCGGCCTGCTGGTCGCATAACGAGTAAGGATTGAACCATGGCACTTGATGAGACCGGCCTGCTGGTCAAGCTAGGTCATGTTGACAAATGGCGGAGCCAGAGCCTGATGCAGGCGACGTCGACGAAGCCAAGGAAGCTTTCGGCGGTTTTGTCGTAGCGGGTTGCAAGGCGGCGGCTATTTTTCAGCTTGTTGAAGCAGCGCTCGACCATGTTGCGCAGGGTGTAGATGGTCATGTCGACAGCCTTGCGCACCCTTCGGTTCCTTCGCATCGGTATCATGGGCAGGGCGTTGCGGCTCTCGATGTCTTCCCGAATTTTATCAGAGTCATAGCCCCTGTCGGCGACCAGAACTGC